GACGGGAACCGCGATTCGTATCCGAATACGATGAATCGTTACTCGCAACCGCATTCGACACACCGCCACTCGCATTCGCATTGTTGTACCCACGATAAACCACACGGCTGGCAGAACCGGATACCCAGTATTTATCCGCATAATATGTAGATGAGGAACCGTTTACCGTTCCGACCGGAACGACATCCATATACTTCCCGTGATAAACACCCGTTATCCACCAGTCGCTGTTCTTCATGCCCTGTACCATACGAATACTGCCGTCAGGCATCCAAATGCGCCACTTGTACTGGTTCCCGGTATCGTTGGGGACATCAACACAGTCCATCATGTCATACTTGTTGCCGTAGATATCCTCGTATCCCATACAGCAGATATTATTCACCTGGGTTACTGCTACCTTTCCGTATTCATCCTGTATCTTATACCAGGCATACTGATGCACAAGACCGTCTATCATGGAGTTGGTTATCTTGTTGTCTATCTCATAAGCCTCGTCATAACCGATGGTATCCTGCATACCATATCCGGCGGTTCCTCCTGTCACACGCATATTCGTATGCTGTCCAGCACCGCACTGTTCCTGGCTGTCTCTGCGTCCGTAACGGGCAAAATACAGGTTGGCTATACGGCTGTGCATAAGTGCGTCAATCTGCTGCATCCCCCTCTGCTGACTGTAATAATGAAAATCGTTCCAGTTCAGGCTGGCCGCCGTTGAGCCTCCGGTTATGCAGGCACGCAGTTTGCTGCCTACTATAGAACTGCCCACCACAGCGCAAAGATGCTCGTCATTCGGAACCCAGTCCGGTTCCATATCCTCTATCTTATCGCTTTTGCCCAATACAACACAGTCAAATTCTGCCGTGTTCAATATAGAGAAATAGAGAAACTCCGCATTTGCAGGAATCCCGGATATGAGATACATCCCGGCTTCAAAACGGCAGCTCAAGGTAGGAACCACAACAGAGCCGACAATTGTTCCGGATTTGTCAACGAAAACGGAACCTACCATACTGGTTCCGGGAACACTCGGAAAACGCACGCGCTTATATCCCGAAACGGAAACCTTGCACACGGAATAGTTATTATCGGAACTGTAGGAAGCCTCAAGACTCGGTTTTCCTGTCATAATCTTGACTTTTTCCTGATACCCTCCGGATGTTCCCTTTATATCCTCAAGAGACATGACAGTGACATCAGGAACGGACGGCATCTCATCCGGGCCATTGGAACTGTAGCAACTGTAATGTTTCCCGCCCAGATAATCATTGATTCCCTTACTCCAGAAAAACGGCTCGTACATCATCCACTCTCCCTCGCTTCCGTCCAGTTTGGCCACAGTGCAGTCATTCATGGATTCCGCATCGGCATAATAGTTGGAATTTCCGTCATGCAGCGGATAACAGGTCATTTCCCCGTCCGTGTTGTTCACGTCAACCTCCTGCCCGGCAATGGTTTCCTTGCGGCTTGTAGGCTTCTTCGTCAGCTTGGCAAGCACCCGGTGGCGTCTGCTGAATATGACCGAAAGATGGGCACTCGGAACATAGGCATTTCCGTACTTATAGCCCGTTTCATTGTCCGGATTGGATATGTTCGCATCATCCGACACGTTGTCATCGAACTCTATCATAGTGTATTCGGGCTGGCGGATATTCAGTTCGTCAAAACGGGTGGCGTATCTTTCGTATATTTCTTCTTCCAGATACTTCGTCAGGCGGTATGTCCCTACGAGCTTGCAACGGTTGTTTGTCGTGTTTCCGGAAGCGTCTATACCTCCAAGCCCTGCATCGTACCACTTCTTCAGGTCGCTGCCGTCGCCTTCGAGTTCCAGACCCGTTATACGGACATACTTCAGGGAGCCTTTCAGGGCGAACAGTTCGTCAAAAGCCTTCTTCCCGTCAATAAGGGCACAGTTCTCCACCCACAGACCGGTCAGGTTCCTCTTGCCGTCAAAAACGATGCTGTCCCAGCTGATATACTGCATGGAACGCAGGACGAGCGTCTGGAAGTTCTCTGGCAGATGCAAACGGTTCAACGCGGCTCCCTCCGCAAATGCGATAGTGGCAAGTTTCGTGCAGCCGGAAGCGTTAACCTCTTCCAGACGGTTGCACCCGGAAACATCCAGGGAAGGAAGGTTCACATAGTTCACGACCTCAAGTCTGCGCATCATGGGCAGTTTCGTTCCAAGAACCAGTTCGGTAAGCGCATAGGTCTTGGCACTGCTGCCCAAAACAAGTTCTTCCAGAACCGGAAGTGTCGGAAGGCTCATATCCGTAAAGCCGCCCCAGCCGGACAGGTCCAGCTTCTTCATCCATTCACCGCCGAAAAGATGGAAAATGGTTCCGATATTGGCGGTCTGACCATAAGTATAGCTCCACTCCATATCTTTCTTTACGGCATCATGGACCATCGTGTCCCCTTCGCGTCTGAACTCGAAATAGAAATCGCGTGCCGGAATTGCCTTGACCGTAGCACCGGCCGCACTGTTTCCCTTGAACGATATGTCGGTGGAAGTATATTGCCCGGTGCTGTACTTCGCGTCAAAAAGTCCCATGCGGTTCGTTACCCACCAATGGCGGTGCGCCTTACGGTTTCCCTGCATGGCCTCAAGGTACGAATATTTCACAAGAGACACCTCCCCGTCCTTGTTTACCTCCACACCTATGGTTTTCGGTTCGACATATTTGTTCTGTGCGTCAAGATTATAGATACGCTCACAAAACTTGGAGGACTGTTCCGTGTCGAACATGTTGAAAATGGTGCTGTTGGTCATACGTTCCCGGATACGGCGGTAAGCTGCCTGCAACTCGTCCGGAAACTGCTCACGCAGGTTCTTCCAAAGTACGCTGTCATGACCGGCATAGGCATATACCGTCTTGTCATCCGTTGACAGTTCCGGATCTATGGTGTTCTCGTCAATGTCCCAGCCGTACTTCAGACGCCCGTCATTGCGCACGCCGAGGATAGTATCGCAGTCGTAAAAAATCATGTAGGCAAGCATCTTGTCCTTCTCCGGGTCATACCAGAAAACCATCATCATGTTCTTCACGCGCTGGTCCACACAGCCCATTATTTCCGTGAACATGTAATAGTCGCACAGGTAGTCCACATCGAACCAGTCTGCGAGCTCCGACTTGAACCTGGCACCGTCCTCTTTCGTGCTCTTGACCCATTTTACAAGCGGCTCAAGGTATTTCGGCTTTCTGGTTCCTGCCTCGTATTCCCCGTTGATGTCGTCATCGTCCGGAAATCTTGCCTCGAACACCTTCAGCCAGTTCGGTTTGCCGTCCTCCCCTTTCGTGTCGAAATCGTCATCAAGGAACATACCCATAGGATAGTCGTTGTTCAGGAACTCCCAGCACTCGGTCGGATTCGCCCCTCCGAACTTGTCCGTAACCCATGCCTGGTCATGATAGCCCGGTATGTCCAGAAAACCGAACACGTCCTCCGTACTCTTGTCGTTGTTGAAGTTGAACTTGCCCAGAAACTGCGGAGTCTCGTCCAAAGTACCGCGATAGAACAGGTAGCATGGCTCGCCGTCAATCGTGGTGCGGACATCATACTGGTATTCTTCCGAAACGTGCCGCTGCGCCGGTGTCAGTTCCCCGGCTTCCGTCAGTACATTCTGCACCAGTCTTGCCATACCGGTATTATGTGAGGACGAGGATTCGGCAAAATCGGCCTTCAGACAGAAACAGTCAACAGGAGCGGCCTGTTTCTGACCTCCTCCAGCCGGACGGAAGGAATACTTCGCCTTTTCCTGCAAAGCCCCGCCGACACCCTGTTCGTTGCATCCCAGATAAAGCTGCCCCTCCACCTTGGAAGCGTTCTTCATATAGATGCGGTAGTTCTTTATCGGATATGCGAGGGAGGATGTACCCTGCAACCGGATGCAGCCGCCAACCAGTTTGAAATTCAATCCCTGTTTACCTTTCACGACACAGAGCATCTCGTCCACGTCATACTTCGGATCCTTGTCGTTATTGACAGCCGCCTGCAGGACGGTAGGGACTCCATTGTCCTCACGGCCTGTTATGATAATATAGCGCATACCGTCCGGCACGCTGTCAACCGTCACGTTCCCGTTCTCGTCTATCACGTTGTTGCTTTCATATAATCCCATCATGCCGTCCGCAGAGTCCTGGTCAACCATATAGCAGTCCAGCACCTGCGAGTCGCTCAGATAGCCGGTATATGCCCTAAGAAGATACACGTCCAGCGTGGCGCCTTCAGCCCCCATTTCTATATAGGCCGGGGAAGCCTGATAGATGCTGTCGGATGTGCTGCGCTGCACGGAACCGGACATGATGCCGTTGATATACAGATAGACCATTTCCGTGTTCAGCTTCTCGTATTCGGAAGAGCCGTCCGTACTTTTCGGAAAACTGACGAAAGCGACCTCGTACGTCTCGCCCGCCGCCATCTTCATCGAGAGTGTACTGTTTCCCCTCGTGGTCATGCGGGCTTCCTGCGAGGTGACGACAAAACCGGTGCCGTCAGAATCCACACAACGGATAAGCTCGGCCTCTTCATCCACAACCTCGGAAACCCTGTATTTCACGACAAAGGCAAAGGCATTCGTCACGTTCTGGTCAGGCTGCTGCAAGGGACGGTACTGTACTGTAGCGTGTGCCCGGTCATTCATGCGTAAGGATTCACCCGTCCAGCCGTCACCGCCCCATTTGAAACCTTCGAACACGGTTTGAATGCCGTTATAACTCCATTCTTCGCGGTTCACGTCGCTGTTGCTTCTCCCCTGTGCGGAAAGTTTAAGCACCATCCCGTCCGTCGGTTCGGATATGTTCAAATCGCTCTTCTCCGCCAGAATACGGAACGGGTATTCTGACCGGCCGCATACAAGCCGGCACTCTTCCGCACCATAATTTTCCGCACGCAAGACAAGATTCTGCGTGACAAATGCCACTTTCGAGGAAGAGGCGAGCCTGCTTCCGACATACACATCAACCTGAGTGGGTGTCTCCCTCGGATTGTAGGCCGTATAGATAAGCGTATAATTGTCAAACTGGCGGGTCTGTATGTAAGGGACATTCCCGCTCTCGATGACAGTCCCGTCTGCATAGTCGAAACGGGATGCGAATACCGGAGACGTATTCCCCGCTTCCCGGATACCTATCCCGAAATAGATGCTGTTCGATTTGATGACCGCTTCGTCGGCAAGTTCCAGTTCCACCACCAGCTGGACGGAATGGGTACCATGTCCCATTCCCGAAGTGTCTATACTGAAAGAGCCGTTGGCCGTTGAGGTGGTGATGCTGCGGTCTTCCGTGTCCTCGCCGTCCACATAACAGCGCAAAGTCTTGTTGCCCGCGCCGGTAAGGGCGTATGGTACAGTCACGCGCTGTCCTTTGTTTATGGCCGTCGCAATATTGAAGGAACTGGTCAGGGTAAGCTGCACCACATTGATGCTCCAGGTAATCTGAGACACCTGCATCTCAGCCCCCTCGCCCACTTCCACGCGTACACGCACGGTATTCGTACCTATGCCCATGTAGGACGTAACATCAACCGTGTTCGTGCTGCCTGCGGACACATTGCCTGTAAGCGTGCTGGTATTGGCCCCCTGGGTTATCGTGACAGTGACACGTCCGGGATTACCGGTACTTTCGCCGGTCGTGGTGTCTATCTGGTCGTACTTATATACCAGCTCCACCTTGTCCCCCTTCTTGACGGTACGGTTCGGGGTAATACGGGTGAGAACCACTTTGGTTGCCGATACCGAACCGCCGCCACCGCCACCCGTAAACTGGTCCGTGGTGCTGATGACATCTCCCTGTTCATTCAGCAGGGAAACGGAATAGGCCTTGTCGTCCCCCTCCCCTATCTCGTTCAGTTGGAGAGCAGTGCCATAGGTGCTTCCGAAGCGTTTCAGTTCCGCGGAAACACCCTTGCCGCTCACCGGATTGGTCGAGTTCTCGTTCACCGACTGGTCCACTTCAACTACAGGTATATCCAGAGCAACCACCCCCTGTCCGTCCGGAACAAGCTCTTCCGAGGAAGTCCCTTTCGTTACCCTGACTTTCTTGATGGCGTCACCTCCCCCGAAGCGTTCCCATGCCGAAGGCTCCAGCCAGTTCTCCGTACCTGTACCCCCGAAACGGTAGTCCTCCCATCTGCCTGCGGACACCTCGAATGTGATTATCGTTCCCGGCTTGTCCGCGTCATCTATGTCGGCATTCACCAAAGCGGCCACGGCGGTCTCCTTTGTATAATACCCGCTTCCCAACGGGTGCAGCAACGTAACGTTATAAAAACCGCTGCCGGAACCGCCACCACTTGATTTTACAAGGGTTCCCTCTCCTGCGCTCCAAACATACAATACCTCGTCACAGAGATAAGTCTTGTCTTTCAGAATCGCAGCCCTGGGTCCGTCCATGTAAATATCCGCGGTGTTCCAGTCATTGTAAAATACGGCTGAGGTCATGCTGCCGACAAGATATGCGAACACTTTCCGGCTCTTGACAAACACGACGGTACCGTCATTGCCCATATAGCTTGCCTGGGTTATATGGGCGTCATCCACAAAACGTGCAAACCTGGCGGTGGCACCATCCAATGCCATGCCATACTGCCCGGATACCTTTTCCGCTGCTGCTGCAGCCTCATTTGCCCTGGATGCGGACTTGTCGGCCGTATCCGCAGCGGAATTCGCAGCATTCTTCGCCTCCTCTGCGGAAGCTGCTGCCGATTCTGCCTTGGATGCGGCAGCCTCTGCCTTTGCCGCGGCATCCGTTGCGGGTTTCTGCAACAGGCTTATAGGGACTGAGACAAGTCTGTCCTCTTTCATTCCCGGAAGCGATTTCACTCCTGAAAGGGAGGATACGGTTTCCAGATCCTCCACACCCTGCGACTGCCCGGCAACCGCATCCATTATCTGCTTCAAGTCTTCTTCTGATAATGCCATAATCTACTCCTTTTTATCGTTGTCATTGTTTTTACCACGTTCTACCTGTTCCTGTAAGCCGTCTATAAATGCCGGGTTGCAGTGCTGCATGGCTATGGCAAGCATGAAGTCCACATCCTGCTCGTCAAACTCGATTTCTCCGTCGCTCTCGTAGATGCGCATGGCAAGAGAGCCGGAACGGACACCGCAACCTTTCGTGTACAGGACATCCGCAAAGGTCTCCCGCGCATCCCCTTTCTGCCGTCTATCCTTGGATACTCCGGCATAAATCTCAAATTCCTTAAAATTCAGTCTTATCATTGTTTCTCTTATCTTGAATGATTCAATATCTGATAACGGAACCCGTCAGCCTTGGTTATCAACACCACGACGGAATCTCCGGAAGCCATCTCGTAATTGACTATATTTTCATTGTGGTCGTAAATTCCCTTCAGGATAATATTCTTTGAACCGGGTCTCACCCTGAAAGTCACAGTCGCCGCAAAATCCGACGGAATGGAATTCAATCCGAACTGACGCGCCACGGAATACTCCGTCGGCAATGTAACCTCGACCCTGTCGTAACCCGGCTGATTATAATACAACAGGATGATATTATGCTGTGAAAAGTCAACCGTATAGTTTCCGCTGCCGAATGTCAGCAACCTGGCCTTCGTGTTGATAAACGCAGGGGCCAACAGAGAAGCATCGGAATAGATTCCGTAATTCTTTGTCCCTCCACTGACATTTATAAACAGTCCGTAATTGGCCTGGTCAAAGCCGTATCCTCCCATCGCATTCGGATGCTTGTTGACAATACGGCCTGCAGCCGTAAAAGCTCCGCCTGCAGATACCGGTATCACATCATCCCCGAACATGACATAACCGCTGGTAGAACCTACCCGGATAAAGTCGTCATATATGGCAAGACCTCCTCCACCACCGCCTGCCGAAGCTATAGAGCCTATGCGTCCGTTGCTTATCTCAAATCCGCCAAGCCTTCCGGCATTGGCCTCGAAAGACCCGTCCTCCTTGATTTTAAAATGGCTGTTTGCCGTCACAAGACCTTCCAGGCTGATACTGTCCGCCTTTATCTTCACACCGCTTGTACTGGCCCCGATAAACGACTTCAATGTTCCGTCCTTATCCACCGCAAAAAGCCCGGACACATCCTTTTTGGTTATCAGACCGGCTCCGGACACAAGATGCCCGTTCTCGTCAAAAAGCCCGGAAGCGACAACGTTCATATCTGCCTTCGTGACAATCTGCGAGGCTTCAAGAATGTTTCCGTCCTTATCGAAATTGGCCGCAGCTATCTTTACCAGCTTGTCAGACTGTTCAAACAAGGTCTTGTATTTATAAGCCAAAGCATCCGCCCGGTCAGTGGAGAACACCAGAAGGGATATTTGGATGATTCCGGTAAAGGAGAGCTTGAAATCCCCTGTACCGTTCCAAAGCCCTTCCAGATTGAAAACTTTCTCCCCACCGGATACCGGGAGTTCCCCGTCGTATGTGAACATGTTGAAGTTCTCGAATCCGGACTTGTCCGCATCCACAAAATCGATACGGAGACGTCCGGCCTGGACCACCTTGTATCTGAAGGAAAGATAAACAACTCCGGGAACACGCAGACCTTCGCTGTTTGTCTCCTTGTAATCGGGTATCATGCGGAAATCCTCATTACGCTGCATGATATAACTGCCACGGATATACACGTATGGCTTCTTTCCGTCATTCCGTACCTCCACGTTCCCATCATGCTTGGAAGAAAGCGGGCCTCCGTTTGCCCAGACCCACTTGCCGCCGAATGTCAGGAAAGTGGCCTTATGTTCCGTAACCCATTTTTCCATGCCCTCAGCAAACGAGGTGTTGTCGAAATAGCTCTGCTCCTCCCGGACTTCATTACGCAAGCCTTCCACCGCAGAGGTTATCTTGCCCTCCGTTATGGAGAAACGTGTCAGTATATCCTCACCGGTCATCAGAACAAACGTGCCCTTCAGAAACACGTTGTCCGAATAAAGACCATACCCTTTAGGCTGCAGGGATGCCGGGAACTTGCTGTCCTTTATCCCGTCAAGGCTTCCAAGCCGTGCACGAAGGCATCCGTTGAAGTTCTTGGCACTCACTCCGTCCAGAATATCCAGACGGGGCTGGCCGTCCTCGGTAGCGGATATGGATATAAGATTCTGGCGCAGCTTGTTTTCCGTATTTCCCATCAATACGCAGTCATCGCCCGCTTTCGGAACAACACCAGCATATTCACTGACAGGTACCGTAACACCACCGGCATCGGAAGAAGCTACTTCCACCCAGTAGGACAATACCGCACCACCGGAACGGTAGGCGCACCGCATGAGGTCATGAGCCACAAACATGTTTTCCTGCTCGAATGTAATCCTGTAGTCGTTACCCTGACGGACCACATCCTTTATCTTTCCATTGGCCGCCGATACGACAAGCTGCCCGCCTACGCTTCTGACTTTCTCGATAAGCAGTTCCAGGGCCACAAGGGACTGCCTGATGGTAGCCTTGTCTATGGTAAGGTTTGTCAGTCCAGTAATCCTGTCTATCCACAACTGGAGTCCTTCCCCTGTCATTCCGTCAACGAATTTCGTGGACCTGACCAAATCCCGGATAACAGCGGTAAGGAATTCCGCATTGCCTTCTTCGTCCACCGAACCGCCGGATTCCCCGGACTTGAACGTGCCCAGGTCGATTCCCTTCAGAAAGGTTATCTTTTCCTTTGCCGTATCCTGGTGCTGCTTGCTGATAGATTCCTTTAGTGCTCTACGGGCTGAAAACACATTGCTGTCAGTCGGATAGGTATTGTCCCAACTCCGTATTACATCAGGGAAATTGCCCACAGCAACCTTCGTATAGTTCTTTACGCCGGTAATGCTGTCCTCCATCTTCTCCATCGTTCCCACAGAAACGGCATCGCTTATTTCCAGATCCATCTGCGAAGGAAGGGTTACCTTACGGGTTATTTTCGTAATGCGACTGCTGCGGTAGCCTGACTCCGGGAAAAACTCCGGACTTTCAAGACGGACACGAAGGCCGATTGAAAAAGCAAGGTCATGATCCTCCACATAGACATGATCTGTCGGGCATTTATATACGGACGTGTCTATGCCATGTTTCCTGTTATATTCAGAAACGGCCTGTTCATATTCCTGCTCGGCCAGGGCATAATATTCATCCGGCATGCGTATGTTCCAAAGGATATAATGGTCTCCAGGCTTCGGAACCAACAGACCACCCGGGACCTGCGTATCATCTGAATAAGGCCATGTGGTAATAATCTCGAACTCACGTGTACGGCTGTCGTAATTGACCTCGAAGTCACGTCCGTCAAGTTCGCCGTCCTGGAATGAAACCGTCTTGGTCTTTCCGGGAAGCTCATAATCGTTCGGATCAAAGGTCTGCGTATTGTCCGTAAAGTAATAGATTGTATAAGGTTTCCCATTCTCATCCTTTACCTCACGGCTGCGTACCGAACTGACCGTACCGATACGGCGGGGAAATATCTTCTCAAATGCGGCACTCTCATAATGGTGTATAATGCCGTATTTGTCCGTGTTTATATCGACATATTTCTTGCCGGAAGGAAGCTGCAGGCGGCTGTGCCCGTATTTGTCCGGATCAATGTTCCGGGTGCTCCCCAAAGGGAAAAGACGGGTATAAAACTTCACATTGTCAGCCGTGCCCCTTTCCAGTCCGGTAATTCCGCGGCCATAGGCCAGGGTAAGCTCCTCGCCGTGCTCGCAACGGCAGACATTGACAGTAGTGCCTTCAATCCAGTATTCCGTCTCTGCAAGTTCCGCAACCTTTTTCAACCCCTCGTCGCAATAGGTTCCCTCATAATCCACCACAAGGTTTTCTGTCGCGACCACCGTACCGACCTTCCAGTCCGACGTACCCATGCCGTCATTGATGGCACGCACGATAAGCGCCACCTGTTCGGAGGCAGGGGCGGTTAGGGTGAACTCCACATCATTGTCGCCGTCCGTACTCTTAATTACGAGGAAACGCTTTATCAGGCTTTCTATTCCGTACAGCTTCACATCGTACACCCATTCCCTGGCAGACTTCTGTTTCGGACAGTAACGCTCAGCAACCCAATAGCGCTCCCCAAGGAACTCGACATAATCGTTCACTTCAAGGACTATGCAGTCATAATGGGAGAAAGAGAGGGACAAAACGTTGTCGCCCTGCAATGCCTTGTCCTGCACGCTGCTGTCAGACGGTGCCAGAACTGCCTTCTTTTCCTTATTGCTGTCATATAATGTCAGAAGCACAATTCACGTATTAAAAAGTTCAAACCATAACCGAAACAGACTCCAAGCGTATCGGCCAACAAGTCATACCAGCACCAATGGTTGCCCTGAGCCATACGGTCTCCCTCTTCCTTTCCGAAAGAAAGGCCCGCCGCAAAAAGAACACCATAAATCCCTCCGGTCAAAGAGACCAGAAAGCATACGGAAAAATGCTTGATCTTATCTTTTGCAATCCTCATAACGTCAATATTTACTGTTATTATAATATCATTAGAACACCGTTAGAAAGTAGGGACAGGCTCCCGGAACTTTATCTTGAAATGCGAAGCCTGCTTCCCCTCCTTCCACAAATAGGTCAAAGGGGAATAGTCCGTGCATTCCAGGTAAAACATCCTCAACTCCATCTCCAGATAAGGGAAACGGAAATCGAGCCAACCCCCATCACCTTTCTTAAGCATGGAAAGAAAAGCGGAATAACGTTTCAGGAATTCCGCCTTTGTATCGGCATATATGGCAAAATGAAGGGTGACGTCACGGGCCTCACTGGTTCCCAGAAGTACTGAGGAATAGGATTCCCCGTTATTCTCGGAAGCACTGACGGCCACATTCTTCTTCGCCTTGGAAGGGGCAAGAAGGGACTTCAGATTCTCACGCCCGCCCTTACGTTCCTCATAAAGAAAAGCTCCGTACTCTTCCCATATATCCACATCATTTATATATACCTGTCCTCCCATTATATTTCCCATAATCACTTTACTTTTATACCGTCACGAACAATCCTCTTTATATCCTCGGACATCCCTTCCAGATGCCTGCAATACTCTGTATTCTCCTCGATACGCTTCAGGCTGTCAACCGCACTGCCCATATTCTCGGAAACATCCTCCAGGCTCTCGTCCATTGAGGCCCAATGAATCTGGCCGGACGTGAAAAGCCCTTCCAGTTTGGTCCCCTGTTCCTGCGTCATGGCTTCAAAACCACCGGAACGTCCCGTCTGTGTGGTGCCTCCACCACCCGCATAAATGTCTATCCCGGTGGTTTCTGCAATCTCGTCAAGTCTGGCATTAGCGGCCTCCATCGCCTGCTGAAAACGGCTTTTCCAGTTTTCCAGATAAGTCTTGTCAGCCGTCCCGTCTATCATGTGCTCGGACAATTCGTTATAAAGCGGCTCAATGGCCTTTGCAAGGTCCTTATACATGAAGGAGTTAAGAAGGGCCTCCGCTATCGTTTCCTCCGTGAAATCCGCGAAACTGCTCACATCGCCTTTGGCAGAGGCAAGAGCGGATTTTACATTTTCCAGGAATCCGTCAAAGGAAGTGCCCATGACCATTTCCTGAAGGGACGCATACGTCTCCTCTATCTTCTGTTTCAGTTCGTCTATGGTCTTGCCGCTTTCCACCCATGCCTCGTAATAGTCACGGGCCGCATCCGACAGTTTGTTCTGGTTGTAATACAGTTCTATCTGCTCGGCGCTCATGCCGCGGAGACTATGTGTCACGGATCCTCCGTTCATGGAGTTTCCCCACTCCCAATGGGCATCACTGTTCTGCAGACTGTTCCACAGGGCATCATTGGCCCTCATCTCCGCGTCAAGGTTTTTCTTGTACTCCTCAAGGGCTGAGGACTGGGCTTCCCAGACAGAAACGCTGGCCGGTTTGGAATAGCCGTTCTCCACAAGCCAGTTCAGCGTTTCCTGGTCCTGGATAATATCCTGTATCGTGTCCCGGTTGACCGCCAATTCCTCATTACGCTCACGGATGGCACGGTTCGTCTCTATCTCGGCTATATACCACTCACGCTTCATCTCCTCCATCTTCTCCTTCCAGCTCGTAAACATGGAAATGACAGAGGAAAGACCGCCGATAATGCCGCTTATACCACCGACTATGTTTCCGGAAAAAAGCTCCCCTATACCGGTACCCATGTCCATGACACCGTCCACAAGGGTCATGATTTCACCGATGGAACGGGAAAACCTCTCTCCGAACACGCTGCCGAGGGAATCTCCCCACCCTCGGATTGTGGAAGTCAGTTCCTTTCCGTTTGCATTCAGTTTCTTCAAGGCACCGGAAACATCACCGTCCTGCTTCACGGCGGAAATCAGTTCGCTGAACGAAGTCTGGAATGCCTTGAAAGGGTTTTCTTTTTCCAGGTCCTTCTGTATTGCCCTGACCCTCTTCTGCATGCGTTCAAACTCGGCCACGGTAACGGTTACCTGTTTCTTGACGAAATTTCCGTTTCCGTCCTTGGCCGGTACAGAGAGCGTTACACCGTCACCGGCTATCATGGCGTTATCAAGAGTGGACCGGGCCTGGGAATAGAAGTCTTTCAGAACCTTATAGCCTTTTTCCGAGGCATCGGCAAACAGCCTGTTATAAAAATCAGAGGAACGGAGAATATCCCCCTCCAGTGATTTTATCTCACTTTTATAACGCTCCGTCCTGGCTGATATGGACGCCTCCACCTCGGATGTGTCCGAACCGTCCGTCTGGAGACGCGCCAGTTCGGAATTGAAAACATCCATATCTTCCTTGTAACGTTCATCAATATCACGCCGCTTCTGGTCAAACGTCCTGTATTCGTCCAGCAGGGCATTCAGCTTTTTTCGTCCTTTTTCGACCTCATCCTGTTCCACTTCACGCACCCCGGCCTTCATCTTGTCATCCGCAAGGGCGTATGCGTCCTTAAGCGCCGCGCTCTGCTCCCCGGTAAGCCTGCCTTTCTGGGCATCCCGCCACCGCTTCTCCTGCGCCTTCAGTTCGTCTATCTCATTCCTGTAATTCAAACGTATCTGGGCTATGCGCTTTTCCGAACCGTCCTTCAGCAGGTTTATATCCTCCTGTTCGTTCCGGCGGCGCAACTCCTGCAGCTCGTCATCAAGCTGTCGCTGGCCGAGCACATGTTCCTTCCTGCCCTTTTTATCCGGATCCGGCACAATGGGCCTGTAATCGGACAGTCCGGATTCCTTGATTATACGGGAGTATTCTTTCTGGAACCATTCGGCCTGATCCAGGTAAAACTGTTTCCGGTCTTCCGCCTCCTTTATGGCATTTTCAAATGCGACCTCTGCTGGGTCACTTCCGTACTGGTTCTTGTTGCCGCCGCCAAAAAACATGTAAGCCTTGCCTCCGGCTCCCCAAAACGGGCGGTACTCCTCCTTACCTTTGCTACGGATGTCGTTGGCTTTCTCGTCTGCTTCAACGGCCTTTTGAATATAGGACTGGGCCTTGGCCTGCATGAAAAGAGAACTTACATAGGCATTCCCTTTCTGAATAAGCACATCATACCATTCGGACAAGGTCTTATAAGTACCGAACGCATCACCGTATTTTTGATTCAGTTCGTCAACCTTAGCCTTCTCCTGTTCCTTTGTTCCGGTAAAATCCTTTATCTCACGCAGCGTATTGTCCAGTTCGGTACGGGTACGGATGGAAATCGCATGGGCCTCTTTCTCGACCTCGTTCTTTTCCTGCATGGCTTTGGTAAGGGCATCAACCCCGTTCTTGGCACCGAACAGGCTCTTCGTCCAGTCTATGATTTCGTCGCCATACATGACCAGCAGCATGATACCCGTCGTCAGCGCCGTCTGCCATGAAAAAAGCGAGCCGAGGACCTGCTTCCATACCGGGGTTCCTTTCTTGCCCGCCTTGACCAGCTCGTCATATTCCTTCCTGGCTCTGGCAAGCTCGTCCGTAAAAACGGGCAGATTGTTGCTGATTGCCAGGAAGAACATCTGCGGTCCCATTGCCAGAGACGGCATCTCACGGGCTATCTGCTGGATACTCATGTGAAGACCGTTATATTGCGATTTGGCCTGCTGCATTTCAGGAGGTACGACCTTTACGGATTCCGCCGTTTCCTCAAGCTGTTTCAGTTGAAGCTGAAGCTCCTTTATTTTTGCCTCCAGAGCCTCAATGGATGCGATATTATCCTTCTGGTCCATATCCGGACCGCCCGCTTCCATCGCACGCAGTTCGGAGACTTTCGCCTCAAGACCGGATATCACGTCCTTCAGTACCCGGGACTGCTGCTGCAGCTTCTGGAACTCCGCGGAAACCGTACCGGCACTTTCCTTCCCGTCCTTGCCCACACGGCCGACATCCGAAGAAATCTCGTCAAGGGATTTCTTCGTCAGGTTCTTTATCAGGAATTCTATTTCTACGGGCTTCATTTCATTTGACTTTGATAATATTGTATCATCTGTTCTTCTTCCGACAGTTCCGGCCTGTCCTTCTTACGGACATAACGCGGGGCATCCGCAAGCATGACGAGCAAAGTCTGATAGTTTACTCCGTTAAGAATATATTCCAGACTCCACCCGGTAGAGGCTGCTATCTGCCAGATATATCCAAAGAGGCTATGGGAATGTTCATAGACAGTCCTTAACTCCCCTTTCCCTTTTGGCTCAGTCTCGGTTTCAGCGGATTCGCAATCTCTACCGATCTGATAGTATTTATAAAAGGCTTAGTCCCCAGAAGCGTCATGAACTGAAGATTCGCGGCCCACAGATAACGGTATGGGGTAAACCACAATATCAGCCACTTCAACACATCGGCAAACAAATAACCGCTGACGCTGCCGCGCAAGACGGTAAGCGAAACCATCTTTGCTATCTTCGTTCCGTGCTCTGCCATAAACTCCAACTGGCGGTGCGTATCAAACTTCTTCATATCCTTATAGGTACACCCGAGCTTCAGATAGATCCGGGAAATGCGTATAAGGTTCAGAAGCGTGGGACGTTTCATGACCAGACGCACCGAAAACAGGGGCTTCTCCCTGAACGGCAAACGGAACGCGAAAAAAGGAATGGAGACACCCACATCCATAAGGGCCTCGGATGCCTCCACCTGTATATTCCTGTCCATAAGGCGCTATTTTGAGTTTCCGGAAACGGAAGCTGTCTCTTTTCCCGTGGCTTTCTTTGCGGCCAACGTATCCAGTGCCCCCTCGTCATTCATACCGTATGGGGATGAGTCGCCTTCCGTCAAAGGCTTCATGACGCGCAACTCGCATTCAATCTTGGAGGTCTCCGTCAGGGTCAGTTTACCTCCGAGATTGGCAAGGATCATCGCACGTGGAATATCCAGCACCTGACCTGATGCAAATTTGATGGTCCATTTTCCCTCAAGGCTGACCAGTGAGGTCGGAGCCTTCCAACCGACAACCTTCTTGCTCGGTTCCTCCCCGGTCTCCACGATTTCACCGCCCAACAGCCTTTTCATGTTCTTATAATTCAACTGGATCATGTTGAATGTCGGGGCTATGGTTCCGTTACTTTGCGGAATGACCAGTACAGGGGCATCCGGCACCTGTTCGGCATTGATGTCCGTGACTTCCGGCTTCTTGCCTCCCAAGTCAAACGAACCTTTTTCTATATAGCCGATACGTTCATCATCCAGAAGAACCTCGGCAAGTCCATAAGCAAATTCCATTCTATTTTCTTCTTTTGTATATGATTACTGTTATGATTATCCCGGCGAGAAAACCGGAAAAGACGTATTTGAATGCCGTCCGAAAACCGACCGAACGGCTCTCATTCTCCTGCTCCCGAATGCCGGTCTGACTGCGTATCCTGGTCAGTTCACGCTCATAATATTCGACGAGCATGCGGAGACTGTCGCAGCCGGCATCGATATATACCGTGTCCCCTTGCCGGGAAACACTCACGCTGGCCTGTCCGCTTCTCTTCGTGTAGGAAGCGGAAGGCGGGAGTTTAAGGAGGTTTTCCACAGGTATTTCCAAACCCACTTCCGACGGGGGTACCGTCACCGGCTTCACTACCCGGATTTCGGATAGTAGGCTGTCCTGCAGGCTTTCGGTCCGCTTTTCCACGGATGTTTCCTTTTGTGTCCTGCAGCTCTGGGCGCAAAGGGCATACAGCCCAATAACGGCACACAGAAGCGCGGAGGACAACCTGCTTGAGACGCGACACTTCCTGATAAAGGTTTCCATTTTCATTCTGCAGTTCTATTAATGTTTTCTGTTGGTCTTCATACATGGTCTTGTAGGTATCATGTACCTCCTTAACCGTCCGGGTATTCCGCAACGTGCGGTTGGTGAGCCATACGATGGCGGTACCCAGAACCGGGACAAGCCATTGAAGAAATGTTGTTATATTATCCATCATGGCTCTGCCCTCTCACAATTACTTATCCCTCACTATCCTTCTTCACAATCAGACCGATTATCCACTGGACAAAACCTGTATCGGCCACACCGTTTGCCACAAGGGAGGTTCCCAAGCCGTAAAGAAGGGCGATATACCAGTCCACATCCGCTACAAAACCGGCATCAAGCCACCAGAGCAACATCGCACAAACAATACCGACAAGCCAGCTCACAACCTGGGTGGCCAGACCGTCCATTTTAGGGAAAAGGGACTTGATGCCTTCGGTCAGCAATACGATACCGCCGACAAAACCTGCGAAAGTCGCAATCATGCTGTCATAATCCACATCGGGTGCAGTACCCGTCTGGGCAAAAGAGGCTGACACAAATCCGAGCGTCAGCACAAAAAATAAAAGTAATCGTTTCATCTGTTTTTTTTAATTTATTGGTTTATACCTATCTGTCTGAGCCATTCCTGCACGTTAAAACTGGGGCAGGCCTTTGCCGCCAGTTCGTTATGCCCCACAATACGGACCGAAGGAAAACGGCGGTGGAAATCCTTCACATATTCCTCCATTGCCTTTAACTGTTGCGGTGTCCTGGTATCCTTGGGGGTTTTCCCATCCCTTTCAACTCCGCCGACATAAACTATATGACGGGATACGGAATTTTTACCGGCAACACCGTTGGTTATTTCCCACGGATCCACATTCGAGTCCTCATTATTATCCACAAGCCTCTCTATCTTTCCGTCAAGATGTATCATATCGGTATATCCGACCTGTTTCCATCCGCGACCGCCTTTTGATACCGGGTCGGTATGCCAGTGACGTATTTCGTCACCGGATACCTCCCTGCCTTCAGGGGTGGCGGTACAATGCACCGCAAGATATTTAAGCACAGCCATTACGCACCTCCTCCCTGCTTCTTTACAGTCAGACTGAGTTTGGCAGTCTTTCCCGGATCCGAATCAAGCGTTACGGTAATCGTTCCGGTCTTGTCCTGCTGTGTCGTGTTCGGGTCGGCGGTAACGGTCAGATCCTTATCCGTCTCCACCACTTTGAAACCGGCAGGGGCCGCACTCGCCTTCCATTCGCCCGAAGCGGTTACCGTCGCCTTCTGGCTGCCGCCGGTTGACTCGAAGGTCATACTGGTGGGGCTTATGGAAATGGTCTTTTCCTCTACGGCGAAAACCGGATCCTCACGGGTATCCAGCACGACAGTCTCCTCTCCGAAAGCGATATTGGTGTCAGCCTTCATCAGCAACTTGAAGAAATACAACTCGCTCGCATTGGAAATCTTGTCTATCTGGATGACATCCTCATCATCCTGCAGGTTGACCGCCGCAAAGAAATTGCCGTCCGGCCCCATAGAACAAAGGGTGGCCACAATAAGGTCATCCGGCCATGCCGCAAGTGTTTCAATGGTAATGCCCTTGTAACGCTTGCTGTTCACATCGGTTTCGCTCGCGTTCTTGGCCTCGCGTTCCGTCAGTTCATCATCGTACTTGTCAAAATCGTCTATACTCATGATGATGCGCAGGTTCGGGTTGTTACGGATGGCCTTCGGTATGGCCTTGCGTACAGCCTTCAACTTGTCCAGCATGGTGGAAGGCTTTCCGGAAACGATAATAACTTCCGTGTCTTTCGCCATCTGGGTAAGAATACCGTTCATCAGATGGTCATCATCACTGCCGTATTCACCGTTGACATAATGCTCGCCCAACTCGAACTTCACCTGCTTGATCAGTTCGGACAACAAGGCGTTCTGCCCTTCAGGGGGAAGCTCCGCAAACACAAGGTTACCTTTCGGCTGCCACTTTCTCCATACCTGCTCAAAGGCACGGGGATTGAACACGGTAAACGCCATGAAGTCTTTCGGATCGAGGCTCTTTTCGTCATAATTGAAATTGCCCTTGGAATCTTCCAGCTGAGGGTTCTCCTTACGCTTCTGAAGCATTTTCCCGGATTTCATTCGGGGCAGGCTGATTTTCTTCTCCACACCGGGAATGACCATGATCAGCCCTTTTTCCACAATCTCATTGCCGGTGGCGGCAAGAGTAAGGATCTGCTCCAGTACCTCGCCATTGTAATTGGTGTTCTTTACTACTATTGCCATTCTTCTTATCTGTTAAGTTTGTTCTTTATTTCATTCATGCGTCTGTCCCAGGGGCTTTCATTGCCCGGATCCACACGCAGGTCGGTCGTCACTCTTTTCTTCGGCTTCAGGCTCTGCAATGCCTTTTCACCGTTCTCACGGTCCGAGTTCAGCAGGTTCTCATAAACGGGACGGGTGGTCGCATCGATACGGCCGTCATTCTGCGCGTCATCCAGCAGTTTCTTCTTCGCCGCCTCGTCCTCTTCCCTGGCCTTGTCCTCGAAAGCCTTGTTCTTCTTCTTCAACTCTTCCACCTCCTCGGTCAGGCCGGGAACCTTAGCGGCTTCCGCTTCCAAGGAATCCATCACGCGGAACACATCCGCATCGCTCGCGCAATCCTTGAAGCGCGGTCGTTTCTTTACTTCTTCCAGATTCATTTGATTGTCATTTAGTGGCTGTTCAAGCCGGTTATTGAATATTCGGTAAACCTGTTCGGGGGTACTGTCCTCCGGAACAGGGTCTGCATCATAAATGCCGTCGATAAATCCCAGGGAAAGGGCTTCGTCAGCCTTCAGCCAGTGGTCGGTGTCATCGAAATACCGGGCACGAATCTCGTCCTCACCTATGCCCAGCTTAGGGGCATACATCCGGCAAAGCGTATCTTCCAACGCCTCCACCTCTTCCAGGCAGCGACGGAGTTCCGTCTTGTTCCCGTAACATCCTCCGGAAACGCTGTGAAGCATCAGGCGGGCATATTTGCTCATCTCCACGGGCTTGCCGCAAAGGGCTATCACCGACGCCATGCTTGCCGCGATGCCGTCCACGTAAATATGAATGTCGGCATTGCTGTTCCTTAGCGCGTTAAAGATGGCGATGCCCGTATAGACATCACCACCGTTGCTGTTAATCCTTACATCAATCCTCTTACCTGAAGACTCCGCCTCGATGAGCTCACGCGCAATGCCTGCTGCCGTGACATCGCTATATTCACCGATGTCACCGTAAAGCAGGATGCACCACGCATCCTCACCGGGTATCATATTAAAAAACTTGTTCATCCATTACCTCAATTAGGGCGGTACCCCGCCGCGTTTACGGTGCAAAAATGAGGGTATTTAAGGGAGTGCGCAAATCCGGATTTCATGGTACAATCTTATACCGCCATCATGCCGTCATAAAGTTGTATCATGCGGCGCAAATTTTTACTACCGCCGTTTTTCAGCCACCTTTGTATCAAAAAAGAATATGCTATGGCAGACAAAATGACAAACGAACAGAGAAAGGAATGGGCCAAGCTGCTCTTCGTAAAGGAAAACCTCACACAGGCAGAAATAGCCGAGCGTGTCGGGGTTTCCAGGGTAACGGTAAACAAATGGATAAACACGGAAAACTGGGAGCATCTGAAGGTATCGGTCACGATTACAAAGGAGGAACAGCTCAAAAGCCTGTACCGCCAACTGGCCGAACTCAACGACAAGATTGCGGAAAGGGAACCTGGAGAAAGATTTGCGAACGTAAAAGAAGCGGACACGATTTCAAAACTGGCCAACGCAATCAAGAAGATGGAGACGGAAGTCGGACTTGCGGACATCACGTCCGTGTTCTCGGACCTGCTCAAATGGCTGCGCACCTACGACACGGAACAGGCAAAGCAGATATGTCCCGTACTGGACGCCTATGTAAAATCAAAACTTGCATGACCTATGGCAAAGAAAAGACTTACCCCGCAGGACAGGCTCGCGCTGGAAGGGTGGAACGAACTGGTGGCTTCCATACGGGAGAGCTCGGATATAAACCCTGCAGACTCGACCGCAGAGATAGAAACCCGGAAGAAGCGGCTGGAAACGGACGACGAGGCTTGGTTCCGTTACTACTTCGCACAGTATTACACGTGCGAACCCGCAATATTCCATAAAAGGGCAACAAAACGCTTCATGTCGCACGACAGATGGTACGAGGTCAGGGCATGGTCGCGCGAGCTGGCCAAGTCCGCACGCGCCATGATGGAAATCATCAAACTGGCACTGACCCGCCGGGTGCGCAATGTACTACTCATCTCCAATTCGGGGGATAACGCGCAGCGACTGTTATTGCCGTTCATGGCAAACATGGAGGAAAACCAGCGCATCATACAGGATTACGGTCCGCAGAAGAAACCGGGATCATGGGAGACTGGGGAATTTACCTGCCAGTGCGGGTGTTCTTTCCGGGCCATCGGTGCGGGGCAGTCGCCGCGTGGTACACGCAACAAGAACTTCCGTCCGGACTGCATCCTGATTGACGATATAGATACCGACGAGGAATGCCGAAACCCGGAACGCATCAAAGCCAAATGGAAATGGATTGAAGAAGCCCTCATCCCCACCATGTCCGTATCGGGGCATTACAGGGTGCTCTTCAACGGAAACATCATCGCACCGGACTGTTGCATCACAAGGGCCATAGAAAAAGCCGGAGAACTGAAAGCAAAAGGCATCGGGCATGTGGATGTCATCAATATCAGGGACAAGAACGGCATATCGTCATGGCCGGAAAAGAATTCCGAAGAGGATATTGACCTGTTCCTGTCCATGGTAACAGCGTCAGCCGCACAGAAGGAGTTTTTCAATAACCCCGTGGCTGACGGGGAAGTGTTCAAGGAAATCGTTTTCGGAAAGGTTCCGGCACTGTCCAAATTCAAGTTCCTGGTCATATACGGCGACCCGGCTCCCGGAGAAAACAAGAACAGGAAAAGCTCCACAAAAACGACCTGCCTGCTCGGAAAAATCGGAGGCATACTGTATGTCATCAAGGCATTCCTCGACCGGGGACTGAACGCCGAGTTCATCGACTGGTACGTGAAACTGCTGGATTTCGTGGGAGGACGTGTCCCCGTGTACTGCTACATGGAGAACAACAAGCTGCAGGATCCGTTTTTCCAACAGGTATTCCAGCCTCTGGTCAGAAAAGTACGAAGGGAACAGGGAGTGGAACTCTACATCAAAGGTGACGAGGAAAAGAAAACGGACAAGGCGACACGTATAGAGGCGAACCTCGAACCGATGAACCGGGAAGGAAACCTCATCCTGAACGAGGCGGAACGGGACAACCCGCACATGAAACGCCTGGCGGAACAGTTCAAGCTGTTCAACCTCTCACTGACCTTCCCGGCAGACGGACCGGACTGCGTGGAAGGTGGGAACCGTATCATAGACAAGAAACTGCGCGACATGGAACCGGCCAAGAAGATTTCCCGGAAAGTGCTGCGCAAAAACAACAAATACAGACAATGAGCCAATTTATAGAACTGAAGGACTACGACGCCAGTATCCACAGGGAAATACTGGACGCACTGACGAGAGCGGACGAGTCCATCGTGGAAATATGCGAGGACCGCACCATAGCAGAAATGAGGGGATACCTGTCACGGCGCTACGACTGCGACAGGCTGTTTTCAGCCACAGGGAACGAGCGTAACCAGCTTGTACTGATGATGGCCGTGGATATAACCGTGTACCACATTTTCTGCATACACAACCCGCGGAACATCTCCGACATACGGAAAGACAGGTATGACAGGGCCAAGGAGTGGCTGAAGGCCGTGGCAGACGGAAAAATCAGCATAGACGGGGCACCGCTGCTCCCGCAGGAGGAACGCCGGACACGTTCCGGATTCATAGTCAAAAGCAACCGAAAACGCTCAAACTATTTTTAAATTATGGGAAGAAGAAAAAAGAACGCCGGACGTATCAGCATCGGGGGAAACCTCCGCCGTCCGGGGCAGACGGGCACACAGACAATCGTACTGACACAGCCCAAAAGATTCGGCATCGACATTGCCGACATGGTAACGGCCATACACGCATTCGAAAACGTGGATTATTCGCGCCGCTATAAACTCTATGACTTATATAGTGACATCCTCATGGATACCCACCTCTCCAGTGTCATAGACAAAAGGGTCCAGGCCGTACTCTCGCTTGACATCGAATTCCAACGGGGTGGAAAGCCGGACGACCGCATCAACGAACAGCTCCAGTCCCCCTGGTTCCGCAGGTGCATCGAGGACATCCTGGCCGCCAGATGGTGGGGGTTCTCACTCATGCAGTTCTACCGGGAAGGGGAATGGATCAACTATGACCTTATCCCACGTAAACATGCGGACCCGATACGAAGGCTGATACTGCGCCACCAGACGGACATCGCAGGAACATCCTGGGAAGAATATCCCGACCTTCTCTTTGTCGGGGACAAGGACGATATGGGACTTTTGGCCAAGGCGGCGCCGTGGGTCATATACAAACGCAATGACGTTGCAGACTGGGCACAGTTTGCCGAAGTGTTCGGTATGCCCATACAGGAATACACCTACGAGACAGACGATGACGAAGCCCGGCAACGTGCCATAGAGGACGCGACCGGTATCGGGTCTTTGGGCGTATTCATACACGGAAAGGACACGGAACTGAATCTCAGAGAAGCCGGGAACAAAAGCGGTTCAGCAGACCTGTACGACAAGCTCTGTGAACGGTGCAACAGTGAAATATCCAAACTGATACTGGGAAACACGCTGACCACCGAGGCATCCAGAACCGGAACGCAGGCACTCGGAACGGTACACAAAAAAGTGGAGGACAAACTGGTCAAGGCGGATTGCCGATACGTTCTGGACGTGTTGAACTATGACATGACCGACATTTTCCTGTCTATGGGAGTGGATACCACCGGAGGAACATTCTGTTTCCCCGAACAGAAAGAGACGGACCTTAACACGGAAATAAATGTCTTATCCCGATTAAAAAAGGATTTCGGCCTGCCCATAAGCGATGATTACCTGTATGAGAAATTCGGCGTGGAAAAACCGAAGGACTATAAGCTGCTTAAAGCGGAGACCAATCAAAAGATACAAACACCGGTTGTACCCACTCCGGTGGAACCCAAAGAGCCAAAAACCGAAAAAAAACCTGGAAAGGAAACCAAAGAACCCACAGCAAGGCAGAAAAGGGACTTCATGGCATGGCTGAAAAGTTTTTTCGTCCACGCCCCGGAACAAGACGGGGCAGCTTTAAAATGGTAGTGGACACGCTTTACCGGGATTCCGGAAAAGAGGCATCCTCCGATTTCACATTCGACAAGCCGGTACTGGAAGCATTCATAAAGCACATATATGAAAAGGACTTCCATCCTATGACGGACATAGAACTTGACATGTTCCTTGCCGTATGGAACAAACTGGATATAGCCACGGACAAAGGGTTCGGGGAAAGGGAACCTGACGACCCGGACTATGATTTCTACCGGGAACTGCAGACGAACAACGCCGTGTTTGCCGCATTCAAGGTACACCGGATGCAGAATGACATGGCCGCGTTATTACTGGATTCAAACGGCATTCTAAAACCGTTTGAACAGTGGGCAAGGGAAGCGATGCCCATAGCCGACCACCAGGTTTACCAGTGGCTGCAGACGGAATACGACACGGCGGTAATCCGGGCACACCAGGCCGCCGACTGGAAACAGTTTGAAAGGGAAAAGGACATCCTTCCGAACCTGAAATGGATGCCTTCGACATCGCTGCATCCCGGAGCGGACCACAGGCTCTTCTGGGGAACGATACGCCCCATAGAAGATGCCTTCTGGAACGAACACCGGCCCGGAGACCGTTGGAACTGCAAATGCAGCCTGTCATCCACGGACGAAGAACCGACACTGCTTCCGGAATCAGATCCGGCAAGCAAACCGCAAGCCGGACTGGAGAACAACCCGGGAAAGGACGCAAAACTGTTCTCCGACAAGCACCCGTATCAGTCGGAAGCACATGCCGGGGCAAAAAAGGCAGTTGACAGACTTACGGAACGGATCAATGAAATGATAGACGAGATGCCGGACAACCTGACTTATGAAGAAAAGAAAGCCATCGCGGTAAACAATCTCGAACTGGAAAAGGCCCTTGGGATTAAAAAAGGAAAGCCCATGAGCGTGGAAGAAGCGGACAAACAGAACGCCAACCCGAAACATGCGGATGAATTTGTATTAGACCCCAACGGCATATTCTATGACAAAGGTGGTAGAAGATATAGAAAGAACGCAGACTATGACGAAAAAAAGCACAAGCCGTACAATATCAACTGTCAGACCTGTGCGCCTGCCTATGCCTTACGCCTAAAAGGGTTCGACATTACGGCAAAGGGAAATATTCCAGGATCAAAACTGGAATACTTAAGTAAAGGACGTGCTTTCGAGATATGGAAAAACATAGACGGAACACCGGCAAAACACATCAGTATAAACGACTGGCTTCTTACAAAAGGATATTTGAAAATGACTCCCAAAAGATACTGGGAATATTTCAACGAAGTATGCAAAGAGGAAGGAGTTTACGAGTTGTGCATAGGGTGGAAAAACGGAGGCGGTCACGCTACCATCCTGCAACGGTTTGCCAACGGGGAACTGCGTTATATAGAGCCGCAAAGCGACAACTCAAAAGGTTCAGGGATGGAATGGAAGGATGTCAAATACCTATGCGACATCGGAGCTCCCAATTCACACAGTTGCAGAGGGCTTATGAGAATAGACAACAAGCTATTCGATATCGGGTTCTTCGACATCTTTGACATATAAATCAATGAAATCAAATACATGCAACCCGGTTATTTCCATCGCTTCACCGTCTTTAAACAAGTATAAAAACGGGAAACCGACAGTAGCATCATCCGGAAAGACAAACAGCCATGCCTCCTGTCCCTCGTGATTGCCGAGGTACTTGAAGTGGCGACCGTACTCATTGATAAGGTGCTGCGCCTCATTGATTACTTGTTCAGGTATGTTCATAATAAGAGAGTTTTCACAAAAGTACGTTTTTTATTTGACATAACAATAACAATATGGATATAAAAGAGTTTTCAACCTTGATAAAGGAAAAAGCAAAGGAACTGGATGATATGGCCAAACATAGGCTCCCGGTAAAAATCGGACGGATGGCGAAAGACCATTACCAGGACAATTTCAGAAAGGGAGGATTCGTGAACAAGAGGCTGCAACGTTGGCCTGCCACAAAAAGGCAACAAAGCGGGGACACATCGGCTGCTTCTAATTACGGACCGTTACTCAGCCGGAGGAACCATCTCTTCAGCTCTATCAAGTACATGCCTTCCGACTATCATGTCAGGGTGGCAAATGATGTCCCCTATGCCTCCATGCACAACTATGGGGGAGAAACGCATCCGACCGTAACGCCCAAAATGCGGAGGTTTGCCTGGGCCATGTATTACAACACCTCCGGCATAGGCAAGAAGCCCTCTACGGGCAAAAAAACGGGCAACAGGCGCAAGAATACAGCCTCTCCACAGGCTGAGATGTGGAAAAGGCTCGCACTCACAAAGAAAAAGAAGCTGAAGGTCAGAATACCCAAGAGACAATTCATCGGGGAGAGCGCGACTTTGAACGCTCGGATAGAGAAAACGATTGAGAATGAAATAAGAAACATCTTAAAATAAAAACGGATATGGAAGAACTTTACATCAGCATCCTGGAAAGGATACGGAATGAAATGCCGGAAATAGCCTACATCGACGAGGATTACGGACAACTGGAAGGCATGGATTCAGAAAACGATGACTTTTACCCTGTCACATTCCCGTGCGTCCTGATCGGGAATGCGGAGGCGGACTGGAAAGACATCGGCATGGGAACACAGGCCGGTCAGGTACAACTGGCCGTACGCCTCGGAATAGACTGCTACCATGACACACATATCGGAAGCGGCACGACAGACAAGATAAGGGAAAGAATGGAACTCGCAGGAAAACTGTACAGGACACTCCAGGGCTACCGCTTCTCCGGGTTCATGGACGAGATGGCGAGAATAAAAAGCAGGGACTACACTCTACCCGGCAATATCAAAGTGTACGAGATTGTATTTGAATTCAGTTTTCGCGACGAATCTGCGCTACAGGATAGCCTGCATCATCGCTGAACAGGGCAAGCTGCCTGTATGTAAGACGGGGAGCCCGCACTTTCGGTACGGGTTGTATGTCGGGATCAGTCTTGCTGCATTCCCGGATAATGGCCATGATACGCTCCTCGGATATGAAGAATTCCTGCTCTGAAAGGATTTTCAGGGCACGGTCAAAACGAAGCCCCTGTACCTCCGTCCAGAAATAATAACGGCGGCACAGGGCTTCATTGCGTTTCCTTATCAGTTCCTTGTCGCGACCTTTTGCCATACAAATATCGTTTTTTCCCACAAAAATAATGAAATAAGACACAATAAGCAATTAAAAAAGCCTGCATACCACAGATATACAGGCTTTTGTGTTAATACGTTAAACAACCGGACTATAACCGGCAGAAAGAAGGCTCTATCCTTCTCCAGACGCCGTTCTCATCACGTTGGTAGAAATAATAGTTTACAGCCGTCTTATACACCACGTTGCTTTCACGGAACAGGTCCATGATGTCCTTATATTCCGAATCGAAACGGGGTTCCAGTTCGTAAAGTTTGCTGATGGACTTGTAGTCCAGATCGCCCTGCTTGTTGCGTTCCAGCAATGTCATGGCCAACTGGTACATTGGATCGTCCACCCCTTTCTCCGTTTTGGAAACATAAACCTTCAGGTAGTCCACAAGACGGGATGCCGCCATGTCCGCACGCTCGTCAAAACTCTTCACCTTGTTGCTTCGCACCTCCAGTTTGGTATCTCCGTCCACGATGGTGTAGCTTGCCTGGTCATCGCCCTTGCGCAGCTGTCCGTATTCACGCATCGTATCACGGAAAGCGCGACTGTCCTGCTCGAGACGGTCACGAAACGCCTTCACATCGGCCACCAGCGGCTGAAGCAGCCTCCATACATCAATCATGAACTGGCTGCGTAAACCTTCGTATGCGTCACGTCTGTTCTGTTTCTCTTCCTTTTCCTGCTGCTGCATTTCTGCAATCAGTGCCTTGCGCTCATCAGCCGAAAGGCTGTTCAAAAATTCTTTTTTATCCATGTTCGTTTTTATTAAGTGGTTATAATCATTTCTTTTCCTTGCGCCTTATGGCACGTATTTTTTTCAATAGGGCATCCAGTTCCCCACAATCCAAATCCCGGAACTCCTTGCCTGCTATACGGCTGTCCAGGCAGAAAGAATTTACTCTGTCCCAGTTTGCCGTATCTACGCCTAAAAGCTGCATCTGGTGCAGCACGGCGGAACGTCTTTTCCTGCGCTCCTGGATAAACCTTTCACGCTCTGTCGGCAATACCAGCTTGCGCATCCCCTCCAGAGCGGCAGCATATTCATTCCGTGACATTTCGTGGAGACTTGCGGTGCGTCCATCCGTATATTGAAGCACAATGCTCCGCTTCAGCTCCTCACGGTCAGATGTCGGCAGACGGTTCAAAAGACCGTAAAACGCCGCATAGTTATCAATGGGACCATTCATCACTTTTTGTTTTTGAAATACCCGTTTATACTTGCTACAGGTGTCATTTCCATTGACGATGTTACAGAAATCGGTACACCCGGATTCTGCTCTTCCAACTGTTTTTTCACAAATTCCTCATACTCATCCATCGTCTTTTTCCTAAAATCCGAAGTATTGGTATCACTGACATAGCCAAATTTAAAGGTCATTGAACGTGGTTTGTAACCTAACGGGGTTTTTACCTTTACCGAAATGATACTTATATATTGCTTGCTCATATATTCACTACTTTAACAGGTTTATCCAATATTTTCACTTTCGCTTCCGGAACATCCTTTATGACAGCCGCCGCAAATTCCATGTGGCGGGTCTCAATTACCGCCCAGCCCTCTGTCTTTTCGGACGGATAAACGATGAACCGCTGGCGGGGTTCGTAACAGCTCCAGTTTACAAGGACATTACTCAGCCTGTCTATCGGCAAGCCTATCTGATACAACTCTCCTATTTTCATCAGTTTATCTCGTTTGAAGATTCAATACCCAATAAAACCGCCCCTCTTCCTTTCGTTAGGAATTTAAGGGCTAAACCAATAATCATAGACCTAAGCTGCTCGTTCTCTTTCATGGCAAGAGCTATGGCATGAGTTATAAGACCTGCTTTCCCGTTACAATAAGTTACAGAATCAAAATCACTTCCATCTGCTTTTTCCTCCTTAATAGCCGCAGCCATATAAACAGATACATTATTGTCAATGCAGAATTTTTCCACCATCTGGGACAGTTCTGCAAGTTTTTTCTGGTTATCCGTTTCCGGGTTTAATGTCGTTTTAGCATTTTCCATTTTCATAATCATCAATCATTATTAGTTACGTGTCACATTTATTTTTCTCAGTTCTTTGGGACGCATGATGTAGGTATCCTTCAAATGCCAATAAGGTTTGCCCTCTCTCCTATCCTCTGCCTGCATCAAGTGAACAGAGCCTATCACATGCCCAACAATCCCCACCTCCCGAAATACGCCTTGCATTCTAACCTGCGATGGACTTTGGCCACACGTATCTACGCACAACACAACGGCCACAATTAACGTATCAAGCATATCATTCCTCCTTTCTTGTAGGTTTCCAATCGACGGTCACTATCGCATCCAACTGTCCAGAGCCGCCACATACCGGACAGTTTACCTTAACACTCTCATGATGCTCCTCTCCCCAAAACCAGCCGTTACCCTGACAGTAACCGCATTTATGTCCCGGACTTACCAGCATCTCACGGTTCCTGCCTTTGCTCATAAAGGAAGGAGGAACCAATTCCAACTGCTTTAAAATTCTACTCATTGTCATTATCATTTAAAAAACCGTATTCTTCCAAAAGTTTCTCACTGGAGGCCTTGGATAGTTCCCTGGCTATCTCACTCAAAATATAAGACTGGTCCGGGAGGGAATAATTCTCCACAGCCGACTTTACCTGTTCAGTCATTTCTTCAATTAGTTCTTCCATCATTTTTCTGCCCAATATTTAGCGGCCCCTTCCTCCCATATCGTATAATAGTTTCCGGGAGCCGTGATAAAACGTCCTTTGCACATAGCCCGGAAGCCCTGGACAAATATTTTCACATCAGCATCGTAAGCGACCTTCTTTGCCGCACGTCCTTCAGGATTCATCCCCTCGGCGTGGCTGATAAAAATCAGCAGCTTATTGGCATGCTTTTCTTTCATGGCCTTGTAGGTGGCGTATGTCAGACCGGAATACTGGAAGCTGTCTATAATGACAATCTCCGGGCTTCTCCGTTTTGACAGACGCTCCGAAAGTTCATCCATTGGTTCACGGTCAAGAATGACAAAACGCCTGTTCACTTCTTCCATCTTATGCCTTACCAGGGAATTCTTCAACGAAAGACCTGTGCTTTCCTCAAGGCTGTCATAGGCAACCTTGGCAAACCGGCAAAGGTACTTGGCAAGCTGCATCACGAATGAACTCTTGCCGTTCCCACTGTTACCCCATATTATCCAAGTCCCAGTCCGATCCGGATGCCCGAAAGCCTTCTCCCATTCCCCTTCAAAGGGGAAAGAAGGAATATTCATGGACTGGACTTGTTTAGGCGAATATGCACGTCCCATAATCCTTATGATTTAAGTTTCTCTATTTCCGTATATAGACGTCTCAAACCACCGTCTGACAGATTCACAAGCTGCATGATGTCCGTTCCTGCAGGAGCGTTTACCTTGGCCACAATCGCAGCCTGAGCCTTCAGGAACTTGGCACGTTCCTTACCGTCATCCGGCGTTACCTTGCTGAACGTATCCCCATATCTGGAAAGCATCTCGGTATAGCCCACCTTCTTCCCCTCGATGGCACGGTCTATCTTTTCCTTCAGACCGTCGGCACCCATCATGTACCAGGCGCAACACCGTTCCGTCGCATTCCACAGGGCCTTCAGTTCAAGAAAAGCCTCATACTGCAGGTCTCCTGCCTCGTCCAAAATGATAAGCGGGTTCTCTATCGTGCGCAGGTAAAACACGAGGTTCTCGTAAACCGTGTGATAGCGTCCGTTACTGTCCACCCCGAATTCCTTGGCTATGTGCCGTATCAGGCGCAGCTTGCTCTTGACCTGTGAACAGTCCACATAAATGGCGTTCTTGTGGCTTTTCACGTATGCCCTTGCAGTAAACGTCTTTCCGATATTGGGAATATCGCACAGGATTGCACTCAGACCGCTCCGCTGGCAGCGCTCAAGCTGTTCCGTTATGAAAGCGAATGTCGGTGTTTCGGCAGCCTTCCACTCCATCTCGTCTTTCAGTTTCACGCCCAGACGACGTGCGATGCATATCCAGTTCGCATCGCTGACCTGTTTGTCGGTAACCCCTTTTTTAAGGTTATTATATACACTTGCCGAAATGCCCAAAGCCACGGCGTGTTTGTTGTCTGATGGGTAATTTGTCCTGTCCGTCTTGATAGCTTCCAGTACCCTGCCCTTTATTTCTGATGTAAGTTCCATTCTTATGTTATTTTAATGTCGTTATAATGCTATTCTTCCTTTCTGCTTGTAGCGGTCAACATCCATGAATTCTGAAAAATCATCGTCCGGCTGTTGTTGCGGTACTTCCACCGGTCTCGCAACCGCCTGCTCAATCTCCCTCTTTTCTTCCGGTCTGATAATGCCGACCTTCTTTATCTTCTCCTCCTTCATCATCCTGTCGAACCGGGCCACATATTTGGCCTGCTCTGTATAAGCCTTCACATCATCCTCAGTCTTCTCCGCGTCAGCCTCGTTGTAACGCTGTATCAGCCCGCAGGTGGCGATATAATTCCCGTTCTGATAAATATACACCTCGGATATTTTCCCGTCCATATCGGGCAAATAATAGGCTTCCACGTTATAGTTGCGGGGTTCCAGCTTTTCAATCAGTTTGGGATCCGGTAGGCCATATTGGTTATACATGACCGTGCAGTACATGTTTCGCCTGATGCTTGTTTCTGTTTTCTCTCCGATATAGCGTGCCAGTATGGCCCTGTCATACGGGGCGAGGTTCGGATTCTGATTGGCGCAAAGCACGTCCCAACGCGTCATTCCGGGATAGAGCTTCTGGTTCGGATGTTTCTGATTGTTGTATTCCCTGATTGCCGCAATGTCATCGGCCACAAGTTCCTCATAGCTGTAGGTCTTTTCCTTGTAGGTATTGTTGAACTCGTCATAGACCTTCTCCGTTTTCGGACGGTTGGCCTCCAATGCGGCATACCAGCGGCCTATGCCTATCTGCATGTTTTTCTCCACGGTATATTTCTTTGCCCTGTTCCCGTGTTCGGCGCGTTTCTCCTGAGAGTTGCCCGGGTTACACCAACGGACAAACGGGAAAACGACACCGGCCTTCATCAGACCGTCTGCGAAATTGTTCACAAGATGGTGCTCAACCTCCACCTGTGCAGGCATATACCAACCGTTGCGCTCTATTGTCTGGAACATGTTCCTTACACAATCAAGGAAAAGGTCTGCCGTTTTCAACCTGTTATAGGCATATCCCACTACACATCCCGAAGCCACATCGTAAGCGTAGTACGCCTTTACACGCTGTCCGTTGTGCATCTTCCGGGGAAGGTCACGGTCGTCCAACGAGACCTTGCTGAAGGCAAAGAACGGGCTGTGACGCAGGTGGTGCGGACGGTATTCGTTGTTGAACTCCCACTGGCTGTCATGCAACTTGGCACGCAAGGCCTTGTTTTTCGGATTGTTCAGGTAGTTGGCTATCGTCGCCTCGCTCAAAACGAGCGGATTCCCTTTCTTGTCCGTGAACTGGGACGGGTTGTACACCTCTCCCGTCTCCGGGTCAAAGACCTCAATCTCTCCGCAGACGAACATGTTGTACATTTCCGCCACCGTTGTGTTGTACGGACGCGTAGGATGGCTGTCAAGGCTCAATATAAGCCGCTCTATCGGATAGCTGACCTTCCGGGTGTTCTGGTTCTTGAACTTCTTGCTGATAAGGCACTCATATCCGGCAGATCGGAACTCGTTTACTTTCTTCTGAAAACGTGTCGGGGACAAAGGCAGCGTATGGCCGAACTCCGCCTGGTAATAACTGATTGCCCCGGCCATCTCTCCCCAGTTTATCCGGTTGTTCTGCATGGCCTGGCGCATGGTTCTCGTATCGTTCATGACGGCAAGCACCGCCTGCAGCACAGAAGCGTTTATCGTGTACTCGTTTATATGTTCCGGAGGAAGAGGGCTGCCGTCCTCAAACCTGAATCTTGTATAGAATGCACGGGCCTTGGCGTCTATCTCGTAATGAGAACCGAACCAGTCACGTAATATATTACTTTCCATATCTCCGTATTTTTGTTTGATTTTATCCTTGAAACGCTGTGGCAGGGTCGCCACTTCCACAAGGGCATAGCTTCCTAGTCCTTTACCGGGGCGCACCACGTTAATCTGACCTCTCATTTTCAACTGCTTGTAATTGGCTTCCGTCATGATAGGGGCAAGCTCCTCGTCAGACAACATAGAAGGATGGACTCCTTTCAGTACCCGGCTTCCGCTATAATCCGCGTTCCCATTATCTTTGACCGGACGGTCGTCATAGGTCAAATCCCTTGCGGATATGCACAATATCTTTCCGTAGTACTCCATAACGACCTCCTCACAGCGAGGAAGCCATCAGTTGTACTTCTCCTTGCAGTTCCATAAGCTCAGGGATACCGAGTCCCTGTTTTCTCATCTTTACCTCACCGTCCACCAGAACCTCCACCAAAGGGCGTGTCTTGTAAGCGATGATTTTCACACGAGGACCGAATGTCTGTGTCATCGTTTCCGTATCATGTAAAGTCTCCATCTCAGGCGTATCGGCACCGGACAACTTGCCACCGCGTTTCAAAGCGGCCACACGTATGCGTCTGGCCAGATCGCTGTCGCTATTGAACGTTAGAGCCTTCCACACCATCACGTTGGTGCATTCGAACAGCTTCTGAAGGTATGCCTTCTCTGTTCTGTCTGTCAATATCTGCTTTTTCATATCCGCATCTATTTTATGTTGTCAATCAAACGTTGAAATCTCTTTCTCAAATGCTGTTTTGTTTCCAGTTTTAAAGTATGGGCAAGATTGGTAGAGGAACTGGTACTATGTTGGCGTAATCCTCCCACTAACAATTCATCCTCAAACTCCTTTATTTTACCCTCCAAGTAGGAAAGCACTTCACGAAGACTGTCTGTTTTGATTTCCCTTTGGAGTTCCCGATAATAGAATAGTTCTACCTGAATCTTATACATGTCTTCTGAATACCAACGAAAGAAATACTCGTAATCCTCGTTCATGCTTTTTGTATGCTGGTCGGCTTGTAACACAAGGATATCTATCCAACTTCTGACTTGCATTGCTACAAATCCGAGCTTATCTTTTAATTCTTTTGCCATATCGTTGTTTTATATTAGTTCAATACATTCTTCCGGCACGCATACCATCGTCCACACGTTGCCGTCCTTCACATAGTCCACATCATACTGCGCGTCAAAGGTGCAACAGTTGTAATCCCAGTCTTTTATGACTCCGGTCACGGTTTCGCCGTTGGCTTTCGTGACCCTCACTTCCTGACCCTTCTCAAATTTTGCTTTCATATCACTTGCCCTCCACTTCGTTAATAATGGGCTTCAGACTACATCCGTAGCAGTTCATCAGCCTTTGTACCATTCTTTTCACATAACTCTCCGGTGCTGTAAATACGATACCGTCCTCCTCGTTGTAGCCGAAACTGATACCGTCCATTATGAGCAACATGGCCACCTTGTGTTTCACGCTCTGGGTCTGCCATACTTTGATTTCTTCATTCATATTCTTTAATTTCTAAAATTCGTTAATCTCAGGCCAATTTCGTATATTTGGCCGCTGTTAATATCTTTAACACGCTGCAAATATAGACAAGATTTCTCGATTATGAAAGAAAAGCAACAAGAAAAATCGCTTATAAAGCAAAATATCTTGCTTTATTTAGCATATAAAGGAGTTACACCCTATGAATTTTATAAAATATCAGGGGTGACAAGAGGTATATTAC